TCATCATCAAATTGTTTGCTGGTGCCATGGTAAACCACTAATAGCCTATTATTTTCATCTCTGACCTTGCTGTTCTTAAAAAACTCACTTTGTTCTGCTGTCAACTCATTTCCTTGACTGTCTTTTTCAATTTCAATTTTTTCTTCTTTCAAAGACTCATTAATTGTTCTAAATAACTCTAACGCTGACTTAGAAACATTGTTAGTAGTATCATCATTAAATACATCATAAAATAATAGTTGATTACTGCTGATAGTGCCACGATAGAAACATGTTCCTGCCCAATTGTCAGACCAGCCATCACCACTATCAAGTGTAAAATCACACTTGTCAGCATTTAATAACTTGGTTGGTATTTTAATAACAATCTCTTCTTCATACTCTCCATGATTAAATTCAATCATTTCTAAACACTCATCAGCATAAATGCCAAACCAAAAATTAGATAATCCATTTTTTTTAATGTTGTCTAAGTGTTTTTTATATGTTGCATGATAAACATATTTCCCACATGCTTTTAATAACTTTTTTGGGTCATCAGTTTTTAATAGTTCTTCATTTATATTTCTGTCAATAGAACTCTCTAACTCTTCATGAACTTTGTGTGATAACTTTCTTTTTGTGTATTTACCAAGAATGCTTGCCAATTTAAATTTTGAAAAATCTTGATATCTTGAATATACTTTAAAATTATCATATTCATATACTGTGTCATAATCATCAGAGGCTAGAGACGGCTCTGCCATATATTCATATTCTTCATCTCCATATGGTACAAACACAGCACATAATTTGTTTTTATTAAAATCATCAATGCTTGTATTGAATCCATTTTCATTTGCAACATCAACCATTTCAGTATGTGTTGTATCATAAGGAAGACCTAAAAGATATAATGAAGTTTTCTCATCAATAAAAATTCTAAAAGATTCATTAGAACTTAATAATTTATTTTTTACTTGATAGGGAGACTCAAAAACAAACACATCAAATCTATCTGTCTCAATTTTTTCTTCCTTTAGAACTTCTTCTTCTTCTTCTCTTTCAAGAAGATACATTGCTTCAATATTCGTGAGATTTTCTATTTTTTTACTTTCAACAATTCTTCCTGTTCTATAGTAATTTCTAATTATATCAACTATGTCATCACTTACTTTATTTGTCAATGATATCTTTGCAAAATCTGATTTTTGATGAGGTGTTAATATCATTAAGTCTGAGCTATATCTCCATTGATGTTTTCTATCTAAATATTTATCAAAAAAATCTAAAAGAACCTCATACTGTTTTGCAGTAGGTTCTTTAACTGAAAGCATAACAAATCCTTCTGAGTCTAAATTTGTTCTGATACAGCCTAAATCTTCTAATGGAGGACAGCCTCCATCATAAATTCCTTCATATTCTTCAACACAGCCATTTTTAATTAAAAAATGAAGTACCTGGCCGTGTGATGTGTAATAATCTAAGGCTAGATTCTTTCCATTGGGAAAAATATATCCTCTTGGTGTTAAATTATAATCTATAGAAAACTTTAAGGAAAGAGCCTTCTCAAAATCATCTATTGTAACACATTTTTTAACATCATTTTTCTCTACAAGAAGTCTTGATTTGTTTTTATGTTTATTAATCATTAGTTCTCCTCTTCTTGCATTAATTTATCTTATTGCTCTTAATGTTCTTTTACTAAATCTTTCATCTAATGCATTATATAATACATCAAGTCCAGTTATTCTTGATGGATTCTTTCTTGTTGCTGACGACTTAGAAAGATAGGTTTTGACAAGATTATTTAAATCTTCTCTTGTTCTGCAAACAATAGGTCTATCTAAATATTCATGAACTTCTTTTGAATTTATTCCTCTTTTAATATGATATCCATAAACAACTGCAAAAGGTTTTTTCTCTTTGAACAACTCATTTGCCTTTTTTTGTGCTTCTTCTTGTGTTATCATTCGTTGTCTAACTCCTTTTCTTCTTCAAATTCCTCTTTAAATTTCTCATAAGCATCTTCTTTACATTTTTCTTTAAGAAAGTCTACAAAGAACTCAACCTCTTCAAGTTCTTTCAGAGCGTCTAAACCAAGCAAGGAATTAAAAACATTTTCATCTGTTCCCTCAATACTAACATCATAAACATCAAAATAGACTTTTACACCTTCCATGTAAACATCAAAGGGAACATTATATGAAAAATATTTCTCCTCTGTTTCATTGTCAGGAGACTTAAACATATAATCAACATAAAACCCACCTTTATTTTCTAAATTTCTTCTATTATAAAATATTGCCATAATCTGTTTCTTTCTATGCCTTTGTAATTGTGTGAAGTGCTGAGTATGTATCTGAGTCATCTTCTTCTGTAACTTCAGATTCAATATTAATATCAATTTCTAAATCTTTAAAGAATTGAGTTACCTTGGTTTTGAAATAAAGATGGTCATGTTTCCAATCACCCCACTCAATTTGTGCTTGTATCTTATTTTCTGAACTCCAAATATCATAGTAGCCACCATCATCAAAAAACTTTTGTATCAGTTCTTTTGAAAATTTCTGTGCTTCTTCTTTTGTAAATCCTTTTTTATTATCCTCAACTGCTTCTTTAATTGACTCTTGTTTTGTAATTAAAATATCTTCTGATGCAAAACTATCTGCTGAACATAAGTAATCAGGATGTAATTGATAATCAAGTTCATCAGCAAGACTAACTAAGTCTGCATATCTTCCTTCAACAAAGAAATCTGGCTCTTTAACATCATCAATAATATTTTTACCTTTGCCTAAATATTTAAGGTCATGCTCTTTACATAATCTTTTAAGCTCAGGCAAATAATTTTTAAATTCATTTGGAAATTGATACACTTGAATTGAATCATCATCAATTTCTACATCATCAAATTCTTCTTTAAGTTGCTCTTGTTTTTCATCAGTTTCTTTCTCTTCTTCAATATCTGCTCCCCACAATTCAAATTGAGTTGCAAATTGACTTACACCTGAAATTGAGAATAAGAAAGCACCCTCTGGATGTTTCTCAAGTGCAGTATTTAAAATCTCTTCTGGGCTATCATGTCTGTCATACCAACCACTTTCAAAATCTTTATCAATAAGAGTAAAACCAAGTTCTTCTAAATTCTCACTAGACAAAATAGTGTTTGCTTGTCTTGGCTCATTAATCAATGTTTGGACATATTCTAATGCGTGATTGTTTCTTACACAATTACCACAAAGTAATCCATGAGTCTCTGATAACCAATAATCAGGAACAAATGAGTAACTGTNCGGCTCTGTTCTAATTACACTATCACACTCTTCACAAATTGACCATTCATCTGCGAATCCCCATTTAATATTATTTAAACTGTCTAGTACACTTGTATCATATTTATTTGTTGCTTCAAATTCAGGGTTAATAATTTTTTGAATATCTTGAACATCTTTCCACTCATATAAAATTAAAAATGGATTTCCATCTTCATCTTTAGCCTCAATAAAATCAACATCTGAATCATAAATCTTTCTCATAACATTATCTGAAATTGTGCCTTCATCCTCAACTATTTCATTTTCATTCCCTATTTTTAATTCTTCAGAAACAATTGACCATAATTTTTCTTTCATGTTTTATATTTCTCCTATTCTATTCTTATTATACTTATTATTTTACTGTTTGTCAAACAACATAAAATTAAAATTTGTTGTCATATTAATTTAGCATCTAAAAATTAACAAATAGAAAGCAAAAACAAAAAAAGAGACTCCTTTTACAGAGTCTCTAATTTATAAGATGTAGTATAACTACTGTTCTTCAGTTGTTAGAATTGGAGGAAGAGCGTCAGTGGTGACTTCACCAGCAATAACTAATAGGTCATTTAATGCTTCAAGAGCATACATTGTTGACCAACCTTGACTCATACCACCATCACTAAAGCCTAATAGTTGTGTTGGAACTACGGCCATGTATGGAGCATAGACAGCGGCGGATGATTGCATATCATCACCATTAACACCTAAAATAAATTTGCCTGGAGCAATGTTTGGTGTAACAAATACTTTAATGCCATCTAATGTTCCTGCTAAGTAAGGACCATTCATTGAACCTACTCTTGAGGCAACAAAGCCTTTAAGGAACTTCAAGACTGGAAGTACATTACTTGCAATTAACATGTAGTTAGGAGTGAATCTCTTTGTTCTGTCATAAATCTTTTGTTTTGCAATTTCAACAATCTCACCGAAACCTTCATAGTGTTCTGCTTTAGAAACACCAAGAGGAATCACTTTGGACCATTTTAGGTCAGCATCTGCTTCACCAGCAATTTCAATAAGTTTATCTGTAATTTCAGTATCAATTTCATAGGCTAATTGTCCAACTGCTTTTTCGGCTAATTGGTCACCTAAATCGAAACCATAATCAGTTTTTGCTTGGAAAGCGGCGATTTGTGAGTAGTAAATAGCAACTCTACGAGCCTTTGCAACAAGAGCAATACTTGCTAACTTAGCATTAATAATTGGTAAGTCATTTTGTGGAATAACAACATTATCATACATGTAAGCAATCTTACCTGTTGAAGGAACAGTAACTTTTCCATCAACTACTGGTAAAAATGTAATATCACCATTTGTAGCAACATGCTTAACAGTTTTGCCTGCACCAAATGCGTCTGCAACAACTGGAGTCCATGCTAATGTGACTTCTGCACCTTCTGATGAGGCAACTTCAACTGACTCAACAACTGCTGAAGAGGTAAAATTTTTGTCAACTTCACCTAACTTGAATGGTTCATTGAATACATCACCTTGTGCTGTTTCACCTTTTGTGGTGCCTGCGGTGTATTTAATGTAAGTAATATAACCACTCATTGATGCCATCGGATGAACGATAACTAAATCGTGGGCAATTAAATTAGGAAGAGCGACTGTTGTAAGGTTACATTTGTATTACGAATAGGTCGTTTCCACCTAATCTCTTTATATTGCTATAAAGATTAGACTATATCATAATCCATACTTGTTTTATCCTTGCATGGATTCCTCGCTTTTCGAGCCTACTTAGGCCCTACTCTACTTGCTTACTTCTCTGTGTATTTCTCACAGATTCTGCTTTCGATAGTCGTTGCACCTTCCTCTTTTGAGGCTTGGCTCAGGATTGTCCCAGAGGGAGTTTCCCTGAATTAACGAGGTTTCGTGTGTATTATGTTTAAGTTTTATTTTTTATTAAGATTTTTTCTTTTTTCGCATATCGTTTAAGATTAGTTTCTCTATTCTTCTGATTTGCTGATTCATTAGGCATTCTTCCTCTTTTGAATCCTTCTGGAACTTCGTCATACTCTGATATTAATTTATCCTCTGTTCCATTTGTATACCAATGAAGTTTTCTTGATTTCAATGTTTGTATCTGCTTTTCAACCTGTTCTCTTGGCTTAGAAACTCCCATTGCAGACTCACTCATCTTTTTTCTTGTTGCTTCTGAATGAGTGTAGCCTCCTCTTTTACGATACATCCCTAACTTCCATCCATTTTCTAAGTAATGCTCAATCTCATCTCTCATGACCATTGTTTGAACTGTTCCTTTGTGCATCCACTTAGACCCCTTCTTAGTCTCACTATTGTGAAGATTCATCTCAGCAGTTCTTTTCTTTCCTTTATTTGCCTTGCCTATCTTTCTTTTAGTCTTCTCTGTTTGATATAAGAGAGGAACTCCTGAACCACCTAAGGCAATGTTGTAGAAATTATCATTGCTAACCGCATCATACTTCTCTATGTAATGCTTTTCAAGGTCATCTAAACTTTCATTTTTAGCACATTTATGTAATATCTCTACTTTGAAATTCTCTTTTCCATACAACGCTATTGCTGATTTCAAATGAATTCCTGAACCTAAATAATTGGGCTCAAACTTTTTCTTCTGACGCTTACCAATATATTGCTTACCATTAATTAGATTAGTAGTTATATAAATGTATCCTATCATTTTTATAAATCTTAATGTTAAATATTTCTTTTCTTATGTAATCACACTTTCATTATATATTACTATATAACGCTCCTATTTCTTAAGAGTGAATTTCTTAAATAAACCTAAATCTGAACGTTGTGTACCAACTGAGTTGGCGAAGGCTTCGTTCATGAACTTGTTAGTATTGTTTAAGACCATGGCAATTGCCATTTTCTTTGTAGTACTTAAAGTTTCACCTTCATGTGCTTTTGAGTAAACGCTATCTGCAACGCTTAATCTCTTTGCATAAGTTTCTAAAAGTGTCATCTTTTTCTCCTTTGAATTTTGAATTTTATTCAATTTGATTTTCTATTTTAAGTTAGCGAGAGTTAATAATGAATCATCAATCTCATCGTCCATTCCAGTACTAGGAACAAGTAAATCATTCTTAGATTCTGTAACTTTCATTTTGACTTTTCGGTCAATGTTGAATGGTAATTTGCTTATGTTTAGAGCATAAGACTTTAGGTCTTCGCAAATTTTATCAATGTCATCAAGTGTATAGGATTCTCCTAATTTATTCTTGATTTCATTTGATGAAACTCCAAGCATTGTTGCTTTTGAATCAATATATCTACGAACTGTTTCATTAGCAATTCTTTTGTAACTTTCTGCAATCTTTTCAGCTTTAGTAAGTTTGCTTGTAAGTTGTTTTTTATCTGCTTCTGAGGTATTCTTTAACTCATTAATACTTTCATTGAGTGCCTGTACTTGTTTGATTGCTTCAGTGTTTTCAACTCGCAATGTTGTCAAGTCTTCATTTAACCTTATAATCTCTGAATTTTTCTTTGATACAGACTCTTGTAACCTATTTTTTGAACCCTTTATTGATTCATGTAGTTTCTCAATTCTTGTTTTTTGAGTTTGAATAATTCTTCCTCTTTTTTCTACTTTTTCCTCTAACACAGAAACTGTTTTTTTAAGTTCCTTGGATTGTTTTGCTAGATTACTTAATCTGATTGTTGTAGATTTGTATCTACTCAATTCTTCCTCAATCTTGCTAACTTTAGCATCGCTAACTGCTAACTTATTTTGGAGTTCAAGTATCTTTGCATCCGACTCCGCCTTACTTTTAACCGCTTCTTGAAGACTCTTTATTAATTCTACAGACCCATTATCAATGGCTTCATTTGAATCTAAAGATTCTTTGTTTAAGGTATTAGTTATATCTCCATCCTTTTCAGGAATAGATTCTTCTTCTGAGTGCACTTCAATTTTTAATTCTTTTAAAGTGCTTTCCATAATCTTTCTATCAGACTCACTTGAATTATTTAAACTCTCAGTAAGTGCTTGTCTAAATGTTTTTTTGATTGACTCTGTTACAGGAGATAATCTGGCCGCCTTAATTGCTGGAAGTAATACTACATCAAATGCTTGAAAGTCATATGTATTACTATCAACTTGCTCATTTCCATAATCATCAAATTCAACATCTCCTGTTCCTCTTGAACTGATGCCAACTTTATAACCATAGTCAACTAATGTTTTTAATATTCTACCGTTTGGAGTATTAAGAATGTCCCATCTACCTATTAATAATCCGTCTTTACCTTTTTTTGGAGGCTCTTTCATGCATACAGCAATTTTCTCCATGTCTGTTTCACTTCTATCTACTGGATGTCCTAATTCTCCAAATATGCCACCATTTTGAAAGTGCTCTTTAACAATATCACTGTTAAATACTTTATCCCATAAATCTTCTGAGTATCCTCTACCATTTCTAGTAGGATTAATAATGTCAGCACATGGGCCAACTAAAGTGCCTAAAATGGCAGTATTATTTTTATCTGAAGGAATATAGGTTAATTTTTCATCTCTTTTTGCCATTCATTATCTCCTTAATAAGACCTCACCATATTTTTAATTAAAATATCTCTTAAAATATATAACTAGAAACAAATATACAAGTGATACTTGCTCACTTAAATTTAGCATATGCATATTTTAAAATTTATTATTTTTAAAAATTTTTAATATATTTTTGTAAAAAGCGTCCTGACAGTATAGTTTTTATTGTATTATCTAATAAATTAGCTAATATAGCAAATAGACCAATTAATATTATCTCTATCGGAAATTAAAATTTCCTAAAGAGAAAAGAGAAGAGAAAAATCTTTTTTACTTAATAGACTCTAATGCTTTTAAATCTGCTTTAATAAGTTTCATTAGTCTAATTGCATTAGTTATATTAAATGTTTTAAAGTAATTATTTAGCACTCTTGTTATTTCTTCTGCTCTTGAGTGTTTTAAAAACAAGTGTTTGTTTTCAAGATTTTTACTGTACAAAAGAATTTGTGTTAACATAGCAGAAAGAGTTGTAAGAACTTCTTGAGGCTCCTCAATCTCTTTAACTATATTAATATATAGATTACTTTTCTTTTTATTATAATTAAATCTCATTTTTTCATAGAATCCTAATAGGTCTAATTGTCTATTGTCATTAATAAACTTTAGTACTTCCAAGGGAAGTTCTGAAGATGACATTAAATGTTTAATCTGTTTTGTTACATTAATGCCTTTTTCTTGCATTTCAGTTAGAAGTAAAATACAATCTGTTTTCTTTATCATGATTTTTGTTCTCTTTCTATTATTTATTTTGTGTGAAATCAATTCCTAGGTCACTTGGTTTTGGAAGATAATCTGACTCAGTGTCAATCATTTCTCCAGACTCTTCTCCAGACTCTTCTCCAGACTCTTCTGACTCTTCTGACTCTTCTGATTCTTGTTCATTAGAATCTAACTCATCAGATGTTGATAAGTCTTGTTCTGAATTATCTGTATCACCAAAAACCTTGTTTTCAAAAGAAGTGTTTACATCTTCAGCATCAGGTTCTTCAACTTCATCATTTCTTTTCTTTTCTGGTTTATTTTCTTCTTTCTCTAATTCATCAATTTCTTCTTGAATAAGTTGTACAATTTCAGAATCAGATACAGTTGTTGATAAGAATCTATTTATAATTTTTAATTTTCTTGCTGGATTTGAAATATCACTTAATAGATTAACAATATCTGTAACAACTCTAATTTGATTTGTCATGCTTTCTCTCTTATCAATTTCCTCTTGAGTGATAGGTGCAGACATTCTTAAAGTAAATTTATTAATATAAGCAGTTAAGCCTTTGTCTAATAACATTAAATTAACAACATCTGTAAGTGCTTGTATAAGAGTATTTTGAATTCTTTTGATTGCTTTACCATATCTACTTGAAATGATTGACAATGATGAACCTCCATTAAAACCGGTCGAGTCATCTGTAACACCAAAGAATTGTTTTGGTGTTCTAAAAGAACCAAAGAACTTATCTTGAAAATAACTTAAGTCTGTTAATTTTTTAGGGTCAACATCTCCACCAATTTGTTGTGTACTAATTGCACCAATTCCTCCATGAGTAGGAACATAGATGTTGTTCTCAACAGGACCTGGATTTGTATACTCTTGCATTGACACGCCTGTGTTAACTGCTGATTTTTGTTCTACAAGTGATTTAATACTCGCTAGATGGACACCAACATTTTCTTTTGGCATATCTCCTACTTCAACAGAAATGACTCTAACAATTGATGATTTAGTGATACGATTTAATAAAACTGAACTTTCAAGCAATGACAGTTCTCTCCAAATTTTAAATGCACTATATAAAAGTGATTGTCCTCTTCTTACTGTGTACTTTAAATTTGTTCCTTTTTCATCTCCATCAAGAAATATTTGAACCTCTTCAGGCTGTCTTGAACTTGTATCTTCAAGAGCGGCGTGAACAAAATCAGTAGGTTGAAAAATGTTGACATCTCCTCGTTTCATTTCATATCTCACAGGCATATAAAGATTAGTTAAAGAATTTTGTTTTACCGATTGAATCTTAACTGGTGCTTCAATATAGCCCATTGTCTTACCAAATTTTGTCAACTCAAACATATCACCCGGATTTGCTACTGCTTCAATGTAGTGAACATAATGGTCACCATCTTTGTGCGTGATAATGTTGACATCTTCTTTTAAATCATTTTTTTCCTTTTTATTCTCTTGCTTCATAAAATTAGAAAGTGCCATATGCTCATCATCAGCACCTAAATTATTAAATTGCTCATTTAATATTTTTTGTTTTTCATTTACAGTTGTTCCAAATAATAAGTCATTTTCATAATCTGATTCTTTATAAAGTCTTAAATATAAGTCACCATACTTAATTAGACTGTAAGCCCAGCCATATAAATGCTTGTCAACATTCATTGAGTCTAGTAAGTAAGTAACATATTTTGAGACATTTGCATCAGAAGATTCACACCACATGATTCTTCCCTTGTCATTTGGTTCAACAGTATCTTCAGCATAAGTCTCAAGAATAGATGAAATCATGCTGTCATTACCCATTGAGTCTAAAATCTTATAAATACTTTCTCTTGTCTGTGATACAGTTGAGAATCCTTCTAGTTTTGAGATATCTAAAACACCATTAATAGCGGCGTTTAAAATATTTTGCTCTAAATTTTTTGTTGTATCAATACCAACCTCGACAGGTTTTTTTGGAACTGCTTTTATTTTAGTTCCTGATAATGATATCTTTTTTGTTTTATTCTTACTATCTTCCATTTGATATCCTTTCTTTACCACACAATGATGCCATCATGAATATAAATATTTGGCACTTGTTGTGGCTTTGGAATTGTTGATTGATGAGTATTCTCAGATTTTTGTTTATTTTGAACAGATTGTTCTTCTGCAATCTCTTTATCATTAAATTTAGCAAGAGGATCCAATAATTTTAACTCTTCTTCAAAATCTATTGTTACTTGTTGTTCATTATTTTTATTAGTATTTGTTATTGTATCAAGAGATTCTCCCCACTCAAAGGCATATTCTTCTGCATGTTGTGAGGCATTATATATAGCACCACACACAGCATCAGCACTGTCCTTTGAATTAATTCCGGTAATATCATGGTCAATCTTACCATTATTATCTCTCTTTAAACCAGCAACTTCTTGTGCTAATAATTCAGTCTCATATATCTCTAATCTCTCATCATATATTGTTGTCTTAAAATATTGATAAGGTCTACATATAGAACCCTTTTCAGTTTTCTCAACTCTGTCAACAGATAAAATATCATAATTAAATCCCTTGACTTTTAATGTTTGTCCTGTATCATAAGATTGAAAGGTGTCAGTTGACACTCCTTTAATATTGAATCCTTGTTCTCTTAACCAAAAGATAAACTGTCTATTCTTTTCAAAACTAATTTGATGTCCTTTTGGTGCTTTTACAGAAAAATTAAATACCAATCTATAACTTAAGTCTTTTGAAGGAGGTCTTCCTTCTTCTACAAACTGTTTTTTACCTGAAATGATAACTCCTGCAATACCTGTTTTGTCACCACTGATAGACATGTCCAGATGAACATACATTGGTCTTGCTTTAATTTCTGATGATATTTTAGAAATATCAAAGAAATCATAATATTGTGCAGTGTCATCAGGAGAGTCACCAACTGTAATAATCTCTTTTGTAAATGGATTTGAAATATTTTTATTAATTAATTTATTCCATCTTTCACCACTGATGTATCTACTTGAATTTGATGTAGATATACCAGCAATGTCTGTAAGTGCAATATCTAAATCATCTCTAAAGCTTTCATAGTATCCCATGGGAACTTTTAAGATAGTGTAACCACGATTTATATATTGTTGAAGTTCTTCTTTTGTAATATTTAATGGTAATAACTCATTGTTTAAGAACTTATTACCAACAGCAACATTAAACTTTCTTGGACTATCCTTATCTGTACGAATAACCCATTGTGGCTCATCAATAATAAGAGTTGTTTTTGAATCATTCTTTTTCTTCATCTCAATATAAGATTCTAGAAATGATTGGTCTGTTCTCTTAGATGATGCAAGAATATGTAATGTAGGTAATTTTTCACCTTTCATAAAACGAGATTGCATACGAGCATCTACTGTAGAGATAAGTTTCTTTGCTTTTTCTTTTTGTGCATTGATATCTTGATTAGGTTGAAATGAAACCTCATCAGCAAAAGATGCAAACACAGCACGACCTATAACATGTCGTGGTAATGAACCATATAATAATTCTATATTTTTACTGGGTTGCCATTCAGGAATATCTTTTTTATTAACTTTACCTTTTGATAAAAACCATGAAGATGATTGCAATAATTGTTGACACTTATCCCATGCTACACCTTTTGCGGCGTCTAGTGTAATATTAATAAAACTAAAGGTAATTTTATCAATAGGTTGTAAACCATAGTGTAAATAAGGGTCTTTAAGACATAGCATTCTATAAAGCATATAAAGCATTGCGATAACAGCAACAAAAGATTTACCAAGACCAATAGCACCAGATAAAATTAAAGTGTTATAAGCTGTATCTATATTTGTAGGAAAGATTTTCTTCAGTGTCTCTACCCAATATGGAAATACAGTAAATTTTCCTTCTTGATTTATAAGACCTTTTCCTAAGTAAATAGGATTTGTTAAAAATTCCTCAATAGAAACAGGAATCTCCTCATAGTCTTCATAAACTAAGTCTGACAATGTCTTTGATTCACCATTATCTTTTATTTCTTTTAAAATAGAAAGAGCCAAGGCTTTTTCCTCGGCGGATAATGTATTTAAAATGTCTTTATGTGAACTATTAGGCACCATCTACTTAGTTCCTTTTCTAATATTACTTAGATTTACTTTGAATTTTGAGTTGATAAATCATTGCCTCAATTTGTTCTTTTAAGAATACTTCCATATCTCCAAAGTTTTCTGTAATATATTTAATTAATTCATCTGTTAGTTGTGACTTGATAATAGATAAGGCTTTTTCATTGGCGATTCTTTGTTCTGCTTCTGTAAATTTACCCTCTTTTTTAAGAGCCTCAACATATGTTTGAAACACTGATTGAACTGCTCCCATAATGATTTTTGTAACTGCTGTTGACCACATTGCTAATTTATTATTCTTGATTTTGCTGTTTAACCAAGCGACAATCATTGTTGTTAACCATGTAGCAAGACCAGTACCAACTGTTCCTACAATCCACCATATTACATCTTTCATTAATTCTTGCATTAATTCATTTAATATTAACATAATTTTTCTCCCTTTTTCAAGATTTTACTTGACATTTATCTATATATATTATACAATATATATTTATACTTAAATTTAATTTAGTAAGTATTTTTATTTATTATACTACTATACTACTGCTCTGATTTATTTATAATAACAGGTTCTTCTGATGTTTCATCTTCAGTTGAGTTTAAGAACTTTAGACCAAGAGGATTAGTTTCATCTTCAATAGGCTCTTCTTTCTTTTTAAATCTGAAAGGATTACCTGTTTTAAATTGACCACTTTTTCTTCCTAATCTATTTGCATCATCAAGAGTAAGTGGAGAACTATCAAACTCATCTGTATCAAAAAGAGATAATTGAACAGCCTTATCATATTTCATACCATATATTTGTGGAAATATATAATCAGCATATAATCTTTGCATGAATTGTCTTGCATATTTAATGTAGTTATTAATAACACTGCATACTTTCATTATCCAATCCATATTAGATAATACTAACATAATATGTTTACAACCACTTCCTTTAGTGTCATTAGGATTAGTAATGTCACTTACTCTTATTTCAGGAGAACCACTATTATAATTATTCTGAGTTGCCCAATAAGCATGTCTATATTGCCAATCTTCGCA